TGGAATACAAGTGCGGCAGGTAGTTATGATGCTAATTTTGGTAATCCAGCTTTTGCAATTTCATCAGGCAACTCAGATGCTAATGGTTATGGAAATTTTGAATACAGCGTTCCTTCTGGGTATCTGAGTTTATGCACAAAAAATTTAGGAAGCGATGGAGGTTAAATGGCAGCTTATACTACGATAGACAATCCAGAATTGCATTTTCAAGTTAAAATCTGGACAGGAACAGGAAGTTCTAATGCTCTTACTTTAGATGGTGATGAAGATATGCAACCAGACTATGTAATGATAAAACAAAGATCATCTACTCAACAATGGAATGGTTACGATGATCTTAGAGGAGTTCAAGAATATTTAGGTTGGAATACAAGTATTGTAGAAAATACACAATCACAAGGATTAACTGCTTTTGGTTCTGATGGATTTACAGTTGGAACTGATGATATGGTTAATAAAAGTTCATCAACCTATGTTGCTTATTGCTGGAAAGAATCTGCAACTGCTGGGTTTGATATGGTTTTATACACAGGAAATGGTAGTGCAAGAACGATCAGTCATTCACTTTCAGCAAAACCAGATTTTTTTTCAGTTAAAAGTAGAACTTTTGCTGAACAATGGGAATGTTACCACAAATTATTAGGTGCTACAAAATGTTTGCAATTTGATGACGATAGTGCAGAAGCTGATATTGCTGGCAGATTTAATGATACCGAGCCAACAACAAGTGTTTTTACTGTTGGTGATGCTGATGCAGTAAATAAAAATACTTATACTTATATAACTTATTTATGGAGAAGTGTTCAGGGTTTTAGCAAGATGGGCTCATACAAAGGAAATGGAAATGCTGATGGAACATTTGTGTACACAGGATTTCGACCAGCTATGGTTATGGTTAAAAGAACAGATAGTGCAGAAAATTGGTTTGTATTTGATAATAAAAGAGACACATTTAATCCTGAAGATACATTTATAAGACCAAATTTAAATAACGCAGATGCTGATGAAAGCGGTGGTGCTTTAGATTTTTTAAGTAATGGTTTTAAAATTAGAAATAGTGGAGATAGTTTTAACAATTCAAGTGGAACATATATTTTTATGGCTTTCGCAGAACAACCATTCGTAAATTCAAATGGAGTACCAGCTAACGCGAGATAATTATGTTACAAAAATTAAGATTTCAACCTGGATTTAACAAACAAGTTACAGCAACTGGTGGTGAAGGCCAATGGGTTAGTGGTGATTATGTAAGATTTAGATATGGCTCACCTGAAAAAATAGGTGGTTGGGCTCAACTAGGAGACATTACTTTAACTGGTAGAACAACCGCTATGCACCATTTTGTTAATGCAGCTGGTATTAAATATGCAGCTCTTGGTACAAATAGAATGTTATATGTATATTCTGGAGGTGCTTTTTATGACATTACTCCTATCAAATCTACAACAACTTTAACAAATGCTTTTACAACAACAAATGGTGATGCAACAATTACTATAACTTTTTCATCTGACCATAATATTACTAAGTATGATATTATTTATTTAGATAATTTTACCGCTATTACCGATTCTAATTTTAGTTCTACTGATTTTGATGATAAAACTTTTATGGTAACATCAGTTCCAACTTCAACAACTATTACTATTGAAATGGGATCAGCTGAATCTGGATCAGGAGCTAGTACTTCTGGTGGAATAAGAGTTCAACATTATTATTCAATAGGACCTGCAACTGAGGCGTCAGCCGCTGGTTGGGGTTTAGGATTATGGGGCGGTACTGTAGCTGGAGAAGTTTTTGATACTTTAAATGGAGCACTAACTTCTGGTTCTTCTAGTATTGTTTTAGATGATTCTACAGGTTTTCCTGCATCAGGAACAGTTTTAATAGATGATGAAAGAATTGCTTACACAACAAATACTACTGGTACAGGAACTTTATCAGGTTTAACTAGAGGATCAGACAACACGACAGCTGCATCACACTCTGATGGAGCAACAGTAACTGATGCTTCTGAATATACTAAATGGGGTGCATCGCAAACAGGTGATATTATAACAGCTCCAGGTCTATGGTCCTTGGACAATTATGGAAATAAACTTATTGCAACTATCGTAGATGGTGCAAGTTTTGAATGGGATTCAGATGGTTCAACATCTACAAGAGCCACAATTATTGCTAATGCGCCAACAGCAGCATTACAAACTTTAGTATCTACACCCGATAGACACTTAGTATTTTTTGGAACAGAGACTACAATTGGTACAACATCAACACAAGATGATATGTATATTAGATTCTCGGATCAAGAATCAATTGATGCAACAACTTCTTATGCACCTAGTGCAACCAATACTGCTGGTACACAAAGACTGGCCGATGGAACACGGATCGTTGCAGCTATAAGAGGTCGTGATGCAATTTATGTTTGGACTGACACATCTTTATTTATTATGAGATTTGTTGGTGCACCTTTTACTTTCTCGTTTCAACAAGTTGGAACTAACTGTGGATTAATTGGAAAACATGCAGCAGTTGAGGTTGATGGTTCTGCTTATTGGATGTCAGAAAATGGTTTTTTTAGATACACTGGTAGACTAGAATCACTACCATGTTTAGTTGAAGACTATGTATATGATGATATTAATACAGTTCCTAAAAATCATATCTATGCAGGATTAAATAATTTGTTTGGTGAAGTAACTTGGTTTTATCCTGGTAGTGGTGCTGCATCTAACAATAGATCAGTTACTTATAACTATATGGATTCAACACCAGAGAGACCTGTATGGACTACAAGTTCACTTGCTAGATCATCTTGGTTTGATTCATCAATATTTGGAAAACCACATGGAACTGAATATGATTCATCTGCTACAAGTGATTCTACAGTTGGTAATACAGATGGTGTTACAACTTACTTTGAACACGAAACAGGACAAGACCAAATTAAAGCAGGAGAAAGAACTGGTATTTCAGCAAGTATTCAATCAGGAGATTTTGATATAGCAGCCACACAGGGTGGAGCAGATTTAAGAGGTGATGGTGACTATATGATGAAAATTAGAAGAGTGCTTCCAGATTTTTTATCTCAAACAGGTGATGCAAGAGTTACATTAAACTTAAAAAATTATCCAACAGATTCACAGGCAAGTTCTTCATTAGGACCCTTTACATCTTCAACGACAACGACTAAGATAGATACACGTGCAAGAGCTAGAGCTATTGCTTTAAAAGTAGATAACACTGGTATTAAAGAACATTGGAAATTAGGCACGTTTAGATTAGATATACAAGCGGACGGTAGAAGATAATGACAATAGATAAAAGAATAAAATATGCAGTGCAAGGTGGTGGACCTAATTATTTAGGTAAACAAAAAATGGTTAAGGCTCCAAAAAAATGGAAGTCTTCACCTGATCACCCTGACACAGAATTAGCTTATATAACTGAACCTGAAAAACAAGTTTTAATAGCGCTTAATTTACATGGAGGATTAGAAGATGGTAAACCTAACCGTGGTCCATCAGGTATCATATCTCTTCAAGGAGATATGGGAAGTATTGGCGGTGGCGGTAAAAGCGGCGGCGGCGGCGGTGGCGGCGGTGGCGGCGGCAATGGTAATGCAAGAGAACAATACATTGCACAACAATATACTAGACCACCAGCACCAGCACCTAAACCAGCATCTGTATCTCCTGTATCTTACAGAGATCCAGACCCAGTTACAGAAGTTGTACCTGGAGATGTGACACCTTATAAAACATATACACCACCACCTCGTAATATTCATAAAGATACTGGTAAAGAAGAAGAAGCTTATGAAATGGTTGGAGATGTTAAAGTTCCTTTAAGTATGAGAGGAGTTAAAGGTGTTGATCCAAGAGAAGATCTAGAACGATATTTTGAAAAACCTGAACGAGATCCTTTTTTAGTGCCAGAAGGTAAACGAACTATAGAAGATAAAGAAAAAATTGAAGACTTTGAAAGATCACAAGACTACGATTTAATAGATGAAATGCGTAGAAAAGGATATGATTTTAAAGAAATTCAAAGTGCAATTGATAAAGGATTAACAGTAAAAGCACCAACAACTGATACTAGTAGACAAGGTTTAATTGACTATGGTTTATCAACTTTAAAAAATTTTATTCCTAAAACAGGTTTAGAAAAAAGTCTTTTTAGTAGATTAAAAAGTTTTGCACCGGAAGCTAAAACAGGAATTACTAGTCTTACAGATAAAATGGGAGGTTTAAGTCAATACTTTAATCCTAAAAAAATGATAACAAGTTTTGCACTTAATAAAATGGGACTAGGTTTTCTTAATCCTATTTTAGGTATTGCATCTTTATTTGGTTTTAATCCATTTAAAAATTTAGGATCAACTTATGCTGGTATTCCTACTAAAAACCAACCTACTACTATGGGTGGTAGAGGAGGAGATGCTCCTACTGAAAATATTATGCAAGCAAGTATACAAAAATTTCAACCAACACAAAGTCAACAAGATCAAATGGCTGAAATAATGAGAAAAAGAATGATACTACAAGGTCATGCAGATAAAGGATCTTTAAATGAAAGAGGTCAAAATACTTTGACACAAATGAATCAGTTAATAAATCAATATCAAGCAGACCCAAGGAGTATATATGGCTAGAATAGTACAATCATTAACACAACCACTAGAGAAATATGATCAACAAATACAACAATCATTTGTAAGAGACGTTGATAGTATAGTACAAAAATTAAACACTTCTTTTCAACAAGATTTAAAAGAAGAAGCAGAAGCGGAGGCTTATTTCTTTGGCTAATACATTTGTAAATAAAAAGAAGGATTTAACTAGTAATAGTGCTACTATATTGTACACTGTGCCATCAGCTACAACTGCTGTTATAAAATCTATAATAGTATCCGAAGATTCTGGTAATGCTGATACTATAACGGTGACTATAACTGACACAGATGATGCTGTTTTTAGCCTATTTAAGACTAAGGCAATATCTGCTAATGCAACATCAGAATTATTATCTGCACCACTTGTGGCTGCAGAGAGTGAAGTAATAAAAGTAACCGCAGCAACGGCTAATAGATTACATGTAGTCTTATCTGCGCTTGAAATTAAACCTAGAGAAGTAACAACATAGGCTTGATTTACTTGTAAAAAACAAGTATTATTATAAACCCAGGTGAAATTCCTGCCTTTAAAAATTAATATATAAAAATTATGGCTATAGATAGAACAGGAATATCATCATTAAACGCAGGTGCAGGAGAAATTACCTATTCAGGTAGCGAAGGACCTAAATCCCCAGAACAACAATTAATGGCTCAAGCTGATCCTATGTTGGTAGAACAATATCAACAATACGTTTTTGAAATGGAAGAACAAGGAATGCAACCAATATCATTTAGACAATTTATTCAACAAATAATGTCAGAATCAAAAATGGCTAATGGTGGAAGAGCTGGTTTTAAATATGGTGGTGGACCAGATTTTATGAATACACATAAACCAAGACCAATGGGTAATCCTCCAGTCATGGAAGAAATAGAAGACGCAAGAGAATTTAGAATTGCAAATCCTAACATTGAAGATGTTGCAGATTACAAAAGTTATTATGAACGAATGAAAAGATTAGAACAATTAAAAAAATTAATTCAAGGTGTAAAACCTCAGCCTATGGCTTATGGTGGATCAACAAACCCTACATATTCTCAAAGAAGAAAACAAAGAATGGCTTATGGTGGTGTTGCAGGAGCAGATGGTAGAAAAAGATATGGTATTGGATCATTTTTTCAAGGTGTTAAAGACAAATTCGTAGACGATATTATTCCAAATGAAATTAAAGATAATCCTATTTTATCATCAGTGATAGCTGGTACTTTATTAAATCAGTATGGAATGCCTGATATAATTCCTGGTGATATGAGCACTAAAGGTATGGGACAGAACTGGTTAGGAAATTTAATAAATCAAGATTTAGTATTTGGTCCTGGTGGAGAACAAACTGGAGATCTTGGATTTAATCTTTTAGATCCAAAGACTTATTTAGGTGGTGGTGGCAATAAAGGTAGTTTAGACAAAAATGTTAAAGATTTAACTTACGGAATACCGGGTGAAGATCAAGAAGATGATGTAGCAAGAATGATGGAAAATATGACGCTACCAGGTCAGAAAGAACTTTCTCCTTTTAGAAAAGCACTTGCAACCGTTCTTCCTGGAGGAGACCCAGGTTATTTTGATTTATATGATACACTTCTTGGACCTAGTACATATGGAACACCTGGAAATGAAACAACTGTCAACTGGAAAGCTCCACTTGCAGCAGGTTTATCACTAGGAGCTTTGGATGCAGCAACTCGTAAAGATGAAACTCTTCCAGATCAACCTGGAATTGATATTCCAGCGATTCGTGCAGCAGCATTACAAGGACAAGGAGGAGCATTCCTTCCACCAGCATCAGCAACAACAGCGTATGCTAATGGTGGACGAACTGGATACTATGCTGGAAACATGGTAAAACAAAATGTTTTTTCATCTTTTAGCGATTACAAAAATAGAGGGGGAACAAAAGATTTTATGGGTTGGTATAGTGACAATTATTTACCTGAAATGCCTAGAAGAGAAGAAGAAGCAATGCCTGAAAGGACTAGAGAAGAAGAGGATTATACATTAGACAATTGGCCACATGGATTTAGAAAAGCAATTCCTGGTCAAGACCAATTAGGAATAATGACTATGGCTGATGCT